TGCCGATTTGTGCTCCATTTCCGCTACTGCCGATTTGTGCTCTATTTCCGCTACTGCCGATTTGTGCTCCATTTCCGCTACTGCCGATTTGTGCTCCATCTCCGCTACTGCATCCGTCATCACTTGTCTTTCCAAAATCCACACAGGCATTTATAAAATCACCAAATGATAACTTTGCACCAATCTTTAATTTCCTTGTGCAATATTTCCTCCCATCATCTGTATAGCATTCGTCTAGTGCCTCCACTTCCGCAAAATCGTTAAATTCACCCTCGGAGTTTACCAAAGGGTAATGATTTAACACATCAAACGGATTACTGCAGAAGTGCATACCTTTTTCACAGATAACTGCTTCATCTTCCTCAAATACCATATTCTCTTTATACTGCTTGCCTCTGCATACTAGACCTTTATCAAAACCTTTATAACCTTTCTTCATTGGTGACCTCCTTTACTGAAATACATGTTTTCAACATAAAAATAATCTTCGGCGAACTCGTGATAATAATCTTCACGAAAGTACATCATGTCAGTGTCATATGTATGATATTCCAACGCTTGTTTAACCGCTTCTTTAACAGAATCCGTTATATCTCCATTTTGATGATGTGAATACTGATATGGTTGATAAAGAACCCCTATTACAGTATTCGGAAATTTGTCAGAGCTAACTCGATTAATAATCGTTTCAGCCACAGCCACCTGTGTCTGATATGGTTCTCCACCGGATTCGTTCATAACAACTCTACATATCTCGTAAAACTCATCTGATGATATTTCCGAAATACCATCAATCGTATATACTGATATTCCGTCTGATACTTCCTCTGTCTTGATTGGAGTTTCATCTTCCTCTGCTGTTTTTAAAATTACAGAAGTTTGAGTTTCAATCTCGGCTTTAATACTTTCATGCTCTTCATCAAGACTAAAGTTTCTTTCCTGTTCTTCTGTGTATGTATTTGTCGGTAATGCACCTATGTATAAATACATACCGAAAAATAATGCTGCGATTGCCAACATAAGCAATCCTATCTTATTGTTCTCATTCATTTTCATTTTCTCCACTTCCTTCCTTTGCTATAGCCATTCCCTCAACTACCCCGAGGATATAGCTTTGTTTATCTTTATCTAACTTTGGAACTGTTGTTGCTAACTGAATTAGCACGTCACGTTCGTTTTCGGTCATGCAATCACCACCTTTCGTTTTCTACTGTTATGTTGACTTCGTGACTTAATGTTAGCACATGCAAAGATTAATGTCAATACTTTTTCGTTGACTTTGTATATTTTTTTTGTTATACTTGTCAATGAAAGGAAGTGATAAAATGAAAGCACGCATAAGACAGATAAGAAAAGATAGTGGCTTAACACAAGAGAATTTCGGAAAAAGAATTGGTGTTAAGGCTAACACCATAACCAATTATGAACTTGGGCTTAGAACACCTACAGAGGCGGTCATACTGTCGATATGTAGGGAATTTAAAATCAATGAAAATTGGTTAAAAACCGGTATCGGTGAAATGAAGATACCTATGACGAGAAGTCAGCAAGTAGAGTCATTTGCCAATGAGATTATGGGGGGATTTCCGAATGAAAACTTTAAAGAGAGGTTTGTAAAATCTATTGCTAAACTGACTAAAGATGACTGGGAAATGATTTTAGAAAAGATTATGGAATATTCAAAAAAATAAAAGAGATTCAAAGTCAATTCTTCAAATCTCTTCCAAATTCAGAATGTTTTGCAAGGGGACTGCTATCAGTCCTCTTGTTTTATGTTCTATTATATCAGTTTGCCTTGTTTTAACAACGATAACAGTTTCTCATTTTCAATAGCTGCACCCGTATAGTTAGCAATTCCGTTTTTGATGGCAATTTTCTTTCTATTGCTAAACGAACTATCTACACCAATGCTTGCTAAAGCCGTAACAATGCTTGTGCTGGTTCCTGTAAACATAGGATAATATTCAATTGTAGGTCCTGTATATAATCCTCTGATATCTCCGTCATTACACCAACCTATATTCCCGTTGTCCAGCAAATATGGGTTATGTGCATTTTGAACGATTTTTGTAATAGTTCCTACAGCATTTTTAATTACCGCCTTACTCGGATTTGTTTCTGTAGATGATTTGTAATAACTCGATACATTAACTTTTTGACCAACTTTATACTTTGTTTCGTTTGTCGTTGCAGAACTACTTGAACTCACTGCCTTTTGTGTCATGGAAATATTAATTGTCTTATCCAGTATCCCTTCAACAATAGCAATTGCACATTTATCAGCATTCCATCTAATAGCATCGTCTTTATCATCTACAAAACAACACTCTATAAGAATTGCCTTTGCTTTAGTATTTGCTAAAACATATAGAGATTTATTAATCTTAAACCCTCTATTAGTTATTCCGATTGACCAAGATATTTTGCTACAAATTCTATTTGCAACTTCCTTTACCCCGGTGTCGTAACCATAGACTTCGACACCTCCTGTCTTGCCATCGCCTTTCAAGTCACTTCTTCCGCTGTTCAAATGTATAGAAATATCCAAGTCAACGCTATGAGAGTTACATTTTCTGACAATATTCGATAGGTTCTCTTTCTGTGTGGCTCCCACGTCATCGGTGCAGTCGTAAACTGTGTGCCCCTGTTGTCTTAACAATTGAATAACTCTGTTTTTTACATTCCTATCTTCTACTACTTCATCAAGAAGTGCCGACGCACCCCTACATACTAGTGAATGACCTCCGTGTACATTGATTATCATAATAACATTTCTCCTTTCTTTTACCCAATCAACATATTAATAGAAAATATCTCGCCTTGTCTAACTGTGATAGGATTTGTAAGAACTTCTCTTGCCATCATAAACATATAAGGTGTTTGTGTCGGATTTGGAAGTAGGGCTTCATAACTACGGGGTTGAATATAAGTGCTACCCATATAACTTCGTGCTGTCACAAACCAGCCAACCTCTTTAATAACTATGTCATTTTCACCTATATATTTTAGTATTCTGTTAGCCGTAAACCAACCCTCATCAGCCATGCTATATGACGCTCCTATATGCCTAAAATCGTTCTCGTCAACATCAATACTTAATTTATAATCATACATCGTTTCATTAGTGTCACCTGTACCAATCCACAAAAACGAATAGGCATCACCATAGCTCTCGTCAGATACCTCTGAATAATCATCATATCCTATACGTTGATATGCGTTGTTGGGATAAAAATTAGACTGTACCTCTACTGTTGGGCCATCAGTTGTCTGTACATCTAAATCACTGCTCATTTCATATTTAATCCCGTTCACATCAATCAGATTAGGTTTAACAAAACGCATTGCTAATGTGCCGCGGCTAATTAATTGAGCTTTAATTCCAGCGTTCATTCGCTGTGTGCAATTTCTTGTCAACATTTTACTATCACCTCTTTTAATCTATATATATAGTCTTTCCGTTTGGTGTTTCTGCATATTCCCCATCAACATTGCTGTCGAATAATACATCATAATCAACTCCATCTATAGACACACTTACAACAACGTCATGATAAGTTCTACCATCACCATAATAATGCCAAACCTTTATATAATCCAATTTATATATACTACCTAAATCTATTGTAAGTGTCTGATTGCCTACACCTAAGTCTATATATGCACTAGAGTTATTATATACACCATCGGTAGCAACATTACTAGTCTTACCTAACGCAACATTAACTCCGTTATCATCGAACGCTTGGACTTCGACATAATGGTTATATGCGTTTGCTGTACTTCCGTTAGAACTTAGCTTTAAATACCTATAACTATTAACTACTTCGGAAATATATGTATATGTATCTGCATATTGATTTAAGTCAATCGGTATACTTATACACCCGCCACCGCTTTCAATTTTGCCAATATTTTCTGCCATAGTTGCAAATTTATCGTTTGCATCTGTTTCAACTCCTTTGTCAGTAATAGCAGATGCTATTAATTCTTTTCCATTACTGACAGATGTAAAAAGCTCGTTTATCTCGGTTTCATGTTTATTGACTGTTTCTTCGACACCTGCTAATATATTGCTAGTTCGGTCTATACTTCGTGTAACAGAACCAGTGACATTAAATTCTTGCTCACGTTCCGTTTTGTTATGTGAGGATATAGTTGTCCTTACACCACCGTCAGATTGATGGCTAATTTCCATAACACAACATCGGTATGTTTCATTACCTTTAGTAACATTAATAACATCACCTAAGTCAAGTCTAAAATCTCCCAAAAATTCTGCCGTTATACCTCTATAACGGAAGTTTCTGATTCTTTCGTATATAGCCGCCAACATATAGTCATGCATAAAAGGGTTTGATACATAAACAATTCGATTGCCTGTACCGACAACCACTTTTCTTGCACTGCTCCCAGGAACTTGTGCACTACATACAATTTTTTCTATGTACATATCATACTCGGTTTCTATATTTGTTGCCCCTTGATATATTCGGGAACCATCAAGAGTATACCCATCAACTGGAGTGTACCAATTAAATTCAACCTCACCCACTCTATTTACGACAGCGTCTTTACCATACAAGCCACCCAAATACCCTAGCATTTCACGCATAGTAAATTGTCCGTCCCAAGTCGATTTAGGTGCACCGTCCGTTATATTGTAGTCAAGTCCAACAATAGGAGTGTTTCCAAACCTTACTCCCGTCAAATCTGCTATTTCACTTAGAATATTTGACACATTCAAGTCTCTGTTACTATATGAAGTAGTATATATCTTTTCAAACTTAATCATTCTGTCATAACATACATACTGCGTCACTTCTCCGTCAGATGTCGGTTTTTGCACTGTAAAATATCCAAGGTCAATATTTTCGAGTGTGCCATCTTCCAAATACAAACCTTGTTGGATAAATAATTCCTCATTTTCAAGGTTTATCTCGGGATTGTGTATAGAGAATGTGACGCTCTGACATGGTGCATTGCCAAAGGTGATATTATCGTCAGCACATTTGACACCGATATACTTAAAACTATCAATCGGTAAATCCAAAATTCTATTGTCCCTAACTCTTGTGATAGTTATATGATACAGTGCATTTCCGTTTTCAACTATATCGTTAAATTCATCACTCATTTCTTGCATATTTAATCACCTCACTCTATTTTTCTATAGCATTAACACCCACTCCGTCATTAATCTGTTTTCCGTTAATATTGGTTCCAAGTATCGGGTATATAGGGTCGTTGAAATATACTGTCATAGTTGTAATGTTGCCCGTCTCGTCTGTGTAACTTAAACTATGATATGGGCTTATACTACTTACAACACTGTCAAGTAGTGCAGTCTGCTGTACAGTCAGTGGTGGAAACGTTATCTCAACTTTTCGTTTAATCTTAATAATAGTTCCAACCATATCGCCAAAGTCATTTCTTCCTGTGTTTTGGCTCCAAATTTTATTTTTGCTTATCTTAAAGCCGTTGTACTTCGGTGTCGGCATTGTTATGCCGTCCATAATTAATATTGCGTTTGCCATTGCAAGGTATCATTCCTTTCCAACAAAACAAACATAAGCAATTTACCACTAAGATTAAATTCAACATTGTATCTTATGATACAGATTTCTCAATATATTTTCACTGAAAAAATGGGCTATGCTTAATTTAATCTTTCCGTCATAATTCCCTCGTTTGTTGTAATTTGTTTTGAAATAATACTCTATCATTGACTTATAACTCTCAAAATCATATACATCTTCCATGTCCTCATGCGGCATGAAATATCTGTCTACAATCTTCTCATATGTCTCTGGTCTCATTATCCTATGTTCTTTTGCGTGTTTCATAAAGTATTGGTCGTAAAATTCTGTTATAATATCTTCCAACACTAAATTCATTCCATTTTCATACTCGTATTCATAGTTATCTTCTATATAGTCGTCTATCCGAGGAAAGACCTCATATCTTAATTTTTCTTTTATAGTCTTATATTCTTCCTCATCATCTTCATCAGTATTTTTTTGCCCTTTTTCTTCGGAAAAAGCATATATATTTTTTCCTCCATCTTTTAAGGAGGAAGCATACTCTGAATCATTGTTGTAATTATTGAAAGTAATATCTGAATCAGTAGTCTCTGTAGTAATGTATGGTATTGCTCGTTCATTTGATGTATTTCCATAATTCATAGATGAATTATCAATACTTCTTGTTGTATTTTCATTATTTCTCTCATGTTTTTTGGAATCATCATCATTTTCTTCATCATCATTTTCTGGAAGTTCAATTTTATAATCAGATAAAGGATATCCTTTATCTTTAAGTGCTTTTGCAATATTCACAAGATTAACTTTATATTGTAAAGTTCTATCCCATTTATATTTAGGGTTGTGCCTTTTCTGTATAAATCCTTTATCGACTAGCTTATTAATATATCTGCCTGTTTGAACAGCAGAATATCCCATCAATATTTCCTCTGCCATTTCTTGGTTAGATTTGTACATCCACCCATAATTAGGCTCTTTTTCTTCTTCACCGTTTCGTTTTGCTATTTCGTTTTCTTTTTTTATAAATTCATCTGCATCCTTTATTCTTTCTGACCAATAAATGAATTGATTTAAAATAGTGGCTTCTACGCAACATCCTGTTATCGCTAATAAATCTTCACGTATAACAGCTTTTTAATTTTTTTAATACTTTCGCACATAAATAATACCTCCCTAAGATATAGTATTCCCTGTATTTATAAAAACAATGGGAAGGCAAGACAGGGACTCTTGCTTTTTCGGGTGCGCCTCCCTATCCCATTGGTTTTAACAATTTTAATTAGAACGTTGCCTCCAATTTTACAAATACATCAGACAGGTGTTGGAGGACATTTTTCGGTAGCTATCCTAGTCTGCTGTTTTACTAGTGACAAGTATTACGTTATCATTTTATTCATCAATATTAACTAATGTTAAGAATTGATAACATATAAAGGGCTTAAATTCATAAAGTAGTGTGGTCTGTACGCCACATGTAAATATGTCTGTTTATGCCACATGTGGTTTTAAAGCTACACGTTATCATTTTGTTCATCAATATTAACTAATGTTAAGAATTGATAATATAACGCCTGTACGATATCATTTTGTTCATCAATATTAACTAATGTTAAGAATTGATAATATAAAATGTTTACTAGTCGGTATTACTTACGCAACACTTACTCTAATTGGGTGTAACGCTACACCCTGTATCCCATCAGCATTAACTTTAGGGAATACTTTTCTCATAATCTGATAAGCCCCATTTACATCAGCGTTGATTTTAGTTCCGTTATTACTAACGAACAAACCACGCTGCACTCTACGACTTTTATCATAATTAGCTTTAATTGGTTCCTCATTATCCAGGAAACTAGTACCACTTGTATAACTTTCTTCTGTAAGAATTACATTTAATCCTACATTTTGAGCTTTATACTGAACCATTTCAATAAATCTCATATGTGGAATACCTACAAATGATTGATTTACTCTTTTGCTCATGGATGACTTTTGTTTCCAATTCTTATTATTACCAATAACAATTGTGTTAAAGTCGTTCTCAAGAGCGTAATCAATAAGATATTTACTTGCCTTATGCATGTAATCATCAATCTTATGGTTTCTTTTTAAAGTAATACGGTTCATTCTATTTGTGTAATCTCTATCATTCATTCTTTTAGCAACTTCACGATAATGAGATATCTGTTTATTGTAGTATTTATTAATTGATTTTAGACCTTTACCATTAATTACAATTGGCTTAACGCTTACATTGTTAACAATGGTTGCTAAGTTATCTAAACCAATATCTACACTTAAATATCTACCATTATCAGGTAAAAGTGCATTAGGAACTTCAATATTGTACACAATCTCAACAGTAAACGATTTATAATTGGGAATAAATCTAACTTGTTGGAACGAAACAAAGTTGTCTTTCTGTAAGAACTGGGGGTTTATTGTAAATCCTTTAAATGTTTTGGGAAAACACAAAACACCATCTTTTATTTTTACGTTTTGATTAGTCAAAATAAGAATATGTTTACCATCTTTAGGTTTGTATTTAGGTAGTTTTGGTCTACCTAAATACCTATCCTTATGATTGTTCCAATCTTTAATTGCAGTAAAGAATGATTTCCAATCTTTTTCTAAAAGACGAAGAATTTGTTGTGCAGATTGGGCTGTTGGCATTTGCTTATAATCATCAAACGTTAAATCAGTTTTTAAGATTTTGTCCATTTCACCATAACGCAACCATTTGTTGTTTTTAATAAACTCATTTCTTACAAGAAAATTTGCATGATTATAAAGATTCTTCGATTTATGTGTAAAATCGCATAGTATTGGATAATAAGAGTTATTCTGTTTTATTAAGTGTTTCTCAACTCTCTGTACTATCATCTTCTTCTATAATCTCCTTAATTCTTTTTACCTTTCTTCTACTGTATAATTTCATAGAATAACAATGTAATAAACTTATTATTTCCTCAAAAATTTCCTGACTATCTAGTTTCTCAGAGCCAACTTCACTAATTACAATTATTTCACATCCATATTTTTTGAATAGGTATGTAAATAATTCAAAACCAACTCTTGAAAGCCTATCCTTATAAGTTATGATTACTTTATTAACCTTACCTGCAAGTATATCATCAAGCATATCAAAGAATTGTTCACGTTTCTCAAAACTAATTCCACTTGCAACATCTTGATATATACCATTAATTGCATATCCATTCTGAAAACAGAAGTTTTTTAATAATTGTACTTGATTCTCCAAATCATTCTTTTGTTTAGAGGTAGACACTCTCGCATAAAGATATGTTTTTCTTTCAATATCTTTATTTAACATTTTATATACACTATCAGCGTCATAGTCATATCTACCATTACCTTTAATAGTAACTTTTAATTTTCCTTCGTTGACATATTTGGTCAAGGTTGGTCTGGTGATTTGAAGAATTCTTAAAACATCTTTAGCTATCATATTCATCACCACCTTTCAAGTTTATTATATCACTTGAACCAGTAATGTCAACATTAAATTATTAAAATACTATAATATTATTTAATAATTTAAAATATAATAATCATCTATATACTTACAATAACATTATAACACATAGTATCATAAGTTTCCACAATACTTTTTGAATTTTTTTTTGTTAAAATTAAGTTGGGAATGGGGACTTGCCTGTTCGTATTGTATAGTCATTTGCTGAATTTCTTACGCTATCAAAAATGTCTCTTGCCGATACACCATTGTCCTTTGCAAGCAAAGCTCTTAACAGTTGATTTTGTTCTCTTAGTAATTCGTTTTGTTCCTCATTTGCGGCTCGCACACCATTTGTTATATCAGCACCAATATACGAATCTGTTCTTGTTTGATTTATGTCGTAAGTTTGTGATGATGTACTAATGTAATCCGTATTTGGCAAAATATTGTTAGGGCGAATATCAATTTTGTAATTTTGCAAGTCTGCCATATCCGATGTAAGTGCTTTTATTGTGTCTGTTACTAAGTATTTGTTGTCGGAAATTCCTTTTGAAAGCCCTTTCATAAAGTCAGGCATCCAAGTTTCATAGTCTCTAAGAGGTCCCTCATCTGGTCTACTGAAATGCAAGAGTTTTCTTACTCCTCCCGCTACAGTATTGATTGCATTATGAACCTTATCTTTAGCATAATTAACACCATTTTCAAAACCGTCCATCATATCACGTGCCCAATCAAAGGCTGAACTATTAGACAATTTTTTAATACTGGTAATTGATTCGTCATACGCCTCTTTTACGTCATCAAATAATCCTGACCATTTATCTTTTCTAAACCAAGGTTTGACATCATCATTCCACCAATTCACTAAAGCATTACTATTCCACCAATTTTTAACTTTATTCCAACCGGAAGAAAAACCATCCTTTACATTATCAAATAAATCTGCCCACTTAGATAATGTAAACCAAGGCTTGACATCATCATTCCACCATTTTACTAAGGTACTACTATTCCACCAATTTTTAACCTCACCCCACTTATTAGTCAAAGCAGTTTTAATGTTACTAAAGATACCACTCCATTTGCTAATAGTAAACCATGGTTTTACATCATTTTCCCACCAATTAGAAATAGCGTTTGTAAATGCGTCAATTTTATTTGTAAAGCCTTCGACAATTCCGAGGAGTATATTTTCACCTAAAGGGTACATATTTTTTGCGGGTGAGTGAATACCAAATACTTTGCATATAGCATTAACAATTGTGTTCATTAAATCTTGTATTGGTTCTAAAACGGCAGATAACGCACCAGTAAAGCCACTTAAAATTCCCAAAATTATGTTTTTGCCAATCTCACCCCACTTACGATTTTTAAAAGCATTCCATGCATTTGTAAAGAATTGACCTGCTACTTTAAATAAATCACGTGTTTGATTGAAATTGAACAATCCCTCAATTATATGTGTTGCGATAGATTTCCCTTGAATTTTAGTAGTTATTGAACTAATTAATGCACCAACTAATGCACCAGCTAACATTCCGATAGGACCAGCCCATGCACCAACGGCTGCACCTAAAGCGGCACCACCCAAAACGTTTCCTATGCCCTGAATAACATTTGTTGCAAATTCTGGCAAATGATTTTCGACAGAATTCCAAAGTCTTGAAACTAATTCAGCTCCTATCATGTCAAGTCCTATTATATTGCCTCCAGTCGACAGTACAATATCACCAAAACTTACGGCTAAGCTTTTTAAAGTAATACCAGTTAATTTTTTTGTTATAGCTGCCACAATGAGTGCTTTTAGTTTGCTTGTTGAAGTTTTTATTGTAAACGCGCCAATAATAACCGCTACAGTGTCTAGTTCCAAATCTCCCAAAAAATCTCCAACTTTCTTGAGTATATCACTCCAAGTTACTGTTTTTAAAAATTCTGCAAGAGCATTTTCAAGTCCATCAACAAAAGAATTAAGACCTTCTGCAAATTCATGAGCGTCAAAATTTTTAAAAAATCCATTAACCCCCTCACCTAGACTATCCCCGAAATTTTTCCAGTCAAAATCCTTGGAAAATGTTAAAAGGCTATGGATTGCAGTGTTTAAGGTGTTAGCTATAGTTTTCCCAACTGAATAGAATGTGTCGGGTCTAAATAGTCCATTAAGAAATTCAGCTAATCCACTTGCGAAATTTTCAGCACGTTTATAAACTGAATCCCATTTTATACTGTCTAAAGCATCTCTGATTGATGTGGATATATATGTTCCGATGCCTTTATAATTCTTGCTTTTAAATGCTTTTTCGATTTTATCGGCAATTTCATTGGCTTTGTTATTCATACCATCAAATGCCTTATCCCATGCTGTCTGATAGTCTGATAACACTTTGTCAAATGCCGAATTTAATAAGCCTCGCCCTGCATCGTCTAATCCGCCCGCGGAGGTGTTGCTTGTATCATCGGTATTGTCACTAAGTTTATTAATTTCGTCAAATCCCATTAGCTCATTTTTAAGTTTTTTAGCACTTGAAGTAGCATCATCAAGGTTATCTGATAATTGGTCAGCATCATCATATAAGTAACTAAGTGATGTTTCATCCGCACCGCCTGTACCACCCCAATCAAAATCAGTGTTGCCTAATAATTTAACTATTCTTTCTGCAAGTCGTTGAAGTGCAACTACAAGCCCGTTAATGTACGGAAGTATAGCGACAACAGTAGGCAAGAAAATATTTCCTATAGTCCTTGAAAGATTTGCAAAATTAGATTTGAGCATTCTTAATTGATTTGCACCTCTGTTCAAAGTCTGTGCATTATCACCCCATGCATATTTAGTATTTTCCAACAAAATAATTGTTCTTAAAAGGGCTTTATCATTTTGGTTCAATGCTGATATATTGGCTTGTATTCCAAGTTCGTTTAACTTTTGTTGTAAATTGACATTACGGATATTTGCACCATACTTGTCTAAAGTACGAGACATCAATTTTGTTATCACAAGGCTTTTTATCCTTGCTTCTGCACTATTACAATACAGTTCAGCGTAACTTTTTACCACACTTTCTACAAGTGTACCGCCCGATAGGGAAGCCTCTTGGAGATATTGTATTCTCATGTATCTCAACATGAGTTTCAATCTCTACGCGTTGCGGTTGACTATGCTTTTAAACATAGCCTTCACTCTCTGATTACGGTTGCAAACCGTCTTCCAGCTTATTTCTTCCCTGATTACCCATGATTTACTTAGCGGTTTCATCATGGACGGCATTAATTAGTAACTACGCATTTATCACGCTACTAATCTTTCTCTACCAGCTAATCCGCTTGCCATGTCAGTCCAAACCTTATCAAAATCCATGTTACGGACTGACGCTAAATCCGCACCGATTTCCGTTAATGCTCGTGACATCTTTGCGGCGGTATCAGACGCAACTCCCATTGAACTTGCCATTTGAGCGTACATTGCTTGATATTTCATTACTTGTGTCGGATTGATACCAAGGCTCTTTGTTCTTGCGTTGACAACCATTCCATTTTCCGATACAGAATATCCAGACATCTTAGTTGTCGTTTCTAATGCTTGTCGTGAAAGTTCTTCTTGTAATGCTTGCCCATAGGCTTCGGCACTTTTATAACCTAATTCTTTCCATGAGCTTAAATCAGCCTTGCTTGCTACTTGCGAAAAAGCCTTATTGAAGTAATTTAGATTTTCCACATAATCCATTGAGGCTTTAATTGCTGAACCTAATTTTTAATTGCTCGTATCAGCAAGAACATCTTGCATAGAACATACCAATAGCCGAAGCTAAACCTCTTGTACTCCTAGTAGTGTGGTTCATTGACCGCCTTGTGCTTGTAAGTCCACTATTGAGCGAACGACTCGCCGAACCAGCCCTATTGCCTTGACTAGCAAGATTAGCTAAAGCGTTAGTCATTTGTATTGTATTTGAACTAACTGTAGGTGCCTTTGATAAGGTTGTTATTAAGCTATTTAACTGCGTGGTAAGTTGCGGTAAATTTGTAATTGCATTAGTTACAGTGTTACTTCCAAGTCTTGAAATAGCTGTAACTAGGCTAGTGAGATTTGTTGTATCAAATGTCACACTACCTATTGTATTCATTTGCCTAACAAAATTTTGCAATTGTGCCGATATGGAAGGCAGATTTTTTGTTGCATTGTTAGCCCTTACATTGCCGAGTTTCGAAATAGCCATGATTAGATTAGTTAAGTTTGTCGTGTCAAATGTTACACCCTCTATCGTATTCATTCCCATAACAAACTGTGCTAAAGTATCTTTAATCCTTAATAGGTTATCAACACCCGCTGTAGATTTGACAGTGCCTAATTTAGATAGTGATGTAATTATCCCATTGATGGATTCTGCATTGAATGTAACCGCATTTATCGAATTTAATGCACTTGCTAGAGTTGTCAATGAAGTGCCAACACTGATAATTTTGCCTGCATCAATATCTTGAAATTTTTTAATACCATTGGCAATAGAACTAATATCTCGTCCTTTCATATCTTGCAAATTCTTTACACCATCGGACAATGTTTTTATTCCGTTAGCAAAACTTGAAAGACTTCCTACATTCAACTTTCCGAGTTGGTCTGATAGCGTACTTAGGTTTGAAGTAAGCGTTCCAATAGCTTTATTTGCTTCACTGGCTGACGCACTAATTTGAATACCCAAACTATCTATATTTGTCATAATACGTATTGCTCCTTTCTAAAAAAAAATAAGGGCGGTAATCCATGTAGAACTACCGCCCTTTGCTAATGCTAAATTACCGTTTCAGGCAATCCTTTTCCTTTTAAATTTTTTATCCATAAATCTTCTGCAATTACTGCTTTTTGTATCTCTATATTTGCAATTTCATCTTCTGTTAAGTTTTCTTTGTCTAATATATTTTTTAAGACAGGATCCTTTATGTATTCCGATTTTGCTTTTTTGCCCGCAAGACAATGTTCTACCGCTACTGATACTGCGGAATAGATATAATTACCACACGATAGCCAAATTATCTCATCTTGCATTTGCATTTTGATTTTATAAGCCTTAGTATATGCTTTTATTTTTCTCGGATTGCTTTTCCAAAAAATATCCTCTGTCATACCTATTGCTAACGCGTGTGGTAGCCATTCTTGCTCATAAAATTCTCTCAACGACCTGTATTGTTCTCTTATTCCGTTTCCGTTGTCTTTTTGCTCTGATTCGCTGGATTCTTCGCTTCTGCTGTCTCTTTGAGACTGCGAAAAAAAATCAGATGCTTGCATTTCTTCATTCATTGCTTCGGCAATAGAGGAAATATCACCACCAGCTATAATGTGTTGTTCAATCTCTTTGCCTGCTTCACTTAATTGTAAGTTTGAACATAACGCAAAGTATGTTCTGATTGTTGACATATTTTTTCGTGCCATATCTTCAAGAGGTAATCCTAAATCCTCGAAGTCGCACATTGTGTTAAAATCAATCGGTTTTGCGTTGTAAGTTTTCCCGTTAATTACAAAAGTATTTTTTGCCATAATAAATCTATCCTTTCCCTTGCCTTAGTAGTAAGACAATAATAAAAATATTTATAGGAAAGGAGCTACCCAAAGGTAGCCCCTTGTTCTATATTCCTAAATCTAAATAATTGTTAATTACTGATTCGGCTGTTTCATTTTCATTAATACTATTCACCACAGAATTATTTGTTCTCGAAAGTGAATAGCTTGTTATGAGCTTATACTGTTACAGTAAATGTGCCATCGTTATTATCCACGACGGTTAAATCATCAGTAACCTTGACTGGGGTGGTATTAGGAACAATAGTAACAGACATTTCGAGAATTTCATCTGTACCGCCAATATCTGAAGGTGTAGCAACTGCTTGCCCCACATATGCGTATTTTGCAACTCCACCAATTCCGTCAGTTCCATATAATTGGAGAATATCCAATCTATTTTCGGATAAATCGTCAAGATTATCAAGATATTTTTTTTCAAGATTTCCTGTAAGTTCTTTGCTGTCAGATGTTTTAATGCCCATCTCAAACCTCTGTGTGTCATCTTCTAGTGTAGTAGATTCTACTGTATTTGGCGGTGAAACCGGTGAAGGAATTGCTTTTGCTTGAACTAAAAGGTTATATGTACCTGCCCATGAACTGTTTGAATCGGAATGTTGCTTGTAAATAACTCTTGATTTGTAGCTTGTACTTGCCATATATTTTACCTCCTAAAATTTTCTTTACGACTATTTATTGTCACAATACATCATCATGACCTATTAATCTTCTGTATCTTGAAATAACTCTATAAGTGCTTTCGTCACTGTCATCAATAATTAAACCTCCGACAAGTTGGTATCTCATTGTTTTCATTGCTTCCATGACAACATCAGCTATGTTATAAGCGTCTGTTTGAGATGTGTTAGTAATCACATCTATTTGGAAGTAAGAAATAACCACATTTACAGTATCTCCATTCAAGTCGGCACCAGTTTCTGCACCTTGCAAACCTTTAAACATTATTGTTGGAAACTTAGCATTAGTCTGTGACCTTGATTGCCTTGTGTAATTGGTGCTGTTATATTTGTTTGGATATCTTTCATTCAGTTTTTTGCTTGTGTAAAGTTTCATTTTTGTAAAAACGATTGATGGTATGTCATTATTCCACATTTATATATAATCACTCTTTTCGAAAAAAAGAGAATAAGTATTAACTTATCCTCTCTGCCATTAATTAAATATTCCTTTTGCAGTTTTAACAATAATGTTCATCAATTCAATACTTGTATCATGCATGAACGGTCTAGCTGGCATACCCTCTGTGTAATGCCATTGACCATCATCACCAGGATAAAACCAGTAGTATCTACCAGTAACAGCATTTTGTCTGATAGTTTTACCTGTCGCATAGTCCCAACTTACTCCGTTTGGCAACGGATAAGGGTATGGAGATTCTTTTCCAATCTGCCCTGTACCGAACTCAACAAACATTGCATGGTCACTATCCGAAACAATTGAAAATATGGCACCACCCTTAAATGAACCACCATATTGTGTATGTATGCTTGATAGTAGTTCTCCAGTGAAAATTGCGTCTAAATCAGCAATCCTTACTCTAGCAATCTCTACACCTTTTTCAGCGAGTGTTTCAGCTAATAGCCTTGCTTTATATTCAAGACTGTTATTATACTTTTCCAAATCTCTTTGCAATTGTTTAATGCTTGACTGTGAAAATATATCTACTTTGAATTTTTTAGCCATCACAAAACCTCCTGTAAGCATTTCGTATAAATCACAAATAGCTAATTGCTAAATTTTTATTTTGCTAAATGTTTCAAAATTGCTTTACCCTCATTTAAGGTATTCCTTACCGATACAACCTTGTAGTCGGCGGAATCTCCATCTATGATTGTTTCATAGCCATCTTTATACTTAGGTTCATTCTCAAACCATATCAGTGCTGTCTCTGTCAATGGATATTTGCCTTTTCCGTATACTACAATCGCATCATAATCAGAAACATCTACACCAAACTCCTGTGTAGTTGTCTCAGTTGTTCCAAAAGAAATATTTGCAAACATTTCAACCGGTTCTGAATATCCTAACTCTGTGTCTCCTGTAGATACTGGAATTCTTTCTCCATCTACATCAATGTAGATTATATTTCCATCATCATCGGTTTCGTATACTGGTATTTCTTCTGTTTGTAATGAGTAGTACATTTTTTGTTTATTGCTTTCAAGCATCATCATTCGTTATCACCTTCGGACTTAGACTTTAAAACATCAATAGCCTTAATAATCGGTTCTGGTATTGGTACACCCATAAGACCAGCATTTTCAACAATTGATATTGTTTCATTGCATATAAAACCTATAATAGTAGCATCTTTAATGAATGATGTACCAACTGCCATGTCAAGTCTTACCGCAACCAGTACAATTGAAAGCGTCACTCCTTTACGGCATAACCCTTTCCAACCAACTCGGCTTTCTAATGCTCCGCTTTCGGTTTTTTGACTTTTCTTAAAAATTCCCGCAAGCATTAGCCCTGTGATGTAATCAATTGACATAAATATGATTAATGTTGTCAATGCCGAACCCCAGCCGCCGAAAGCCATTGTTATAAACCCTCCTATAACCCCTATGATACTCATAAATGATAATTTATACATTACACATTCCACCTAACTATCATATTTACGTTTTATCCGCACCCACCACCAAATTACTTTTTGCGGATTCCCTGCAACACATATACAGTTAAAATGACTGCACACATGCCACGCACAATCTTCTTATAACACTTTAACAAAAGCATTGATATTTCCAAGAACATCATCTTCACTTACCCACGTCCTTGAAGTGCCATTTTCAGAGTGAGAGACTTCAAAATCTCCACCTAATTTGGCAAAATTATACTTTGCGATATCTTCAATGCTGTAAAAATAATTGTCGTATAAATCTTCAATAATCTGTGCGTCAGTCTTAGATGTGTTTTGATAACATCTTCTTGACTTAACTTTTCGGTAAGCATCTTTTACTTTTAAAGCAAGAACATCTGCATTAAAAGTTGGTTGATTTTGCAACTCTATCGTTAATTCAGCTGTAATTTCTTGTAATAATTCACTTTCAGTCACAGATGTCCTCCTCCTTTTCTTTAAAGTCCATAAAATTCAATTAATGACTTCTTTAATTCACTACCTGTTTTGTTTTCAGTGTCAGTAATTCCAATAGATATAGCCAAATCTTTCAATTCGGCTATAGGCATTTTGTTTATATCCGTTTTCGTATACGATTCTTCGTTTTTAACATTTGTGTCTTGTTTGATTTCAAAATCTTTTGTTTCAACCGGAACATCACTGCCGGCTGCATAATAAGTACCATTGTACTTTACAATATGGTCATATATCATATTTAACACCTCAACTACTTCACTTTGATGACATATATCTTATCCATACCCTCAAATGATGGTAAAGCTGTCTGCGACACCGTAGTGGATACTGCAATAGAAGGCTTGTAATCCGTCTTAACAGCGATTGCAATACCATTGCTAAGGACTTCAATATCTGCTGGCACCTGCGGAATGTCGACAAACCTGCCAATCTTTGTAAGCTCCTCTGGTGTTGTGCCTCTCCATAAGTTGCCAAGCTGACTATCACCCAATACTGTTACATAGTTATCTGGATAGAATTTCTTGTCTGTTCCATCTGTATCTGTGTACATCTTATCGTATGCAATAAACTCAATTCTTAATCTTCTCTTTAACACTTCTTCAACAGTAGCATTGTCAATAAATGTAATTGGCATACCTGTAATAGATGCAATAGCATTCTTAATTTGGTCGCAACCCAACAAATAGCTGAATGTTGTGCTGTTTCCAATAACAGTTGTTGCTCGTGTACCTTTGTTTGCTAATGCTGATATGGCAGTCTGCAAGTCATCTAATGGCTTAGCTGTTGAGCCATTATCCCATGTGTCATTACCTGTTAATGCCATGTAATGAGATGCTTTCCATGCACCGTTTGCATCATAGTTATATGTATAACCTGCATTATCAGCAAAACCAATGGAAATTACAGCATTTCCGTTAAGTGGTGCTAACAATGCCATCCTTTCTTTTTCTGCGGCAATTCTTGCGCCCTCTACAAGACTAGCTGAATCACTGTAAATAGAATCAACTATCGGCTGTAAGAATGGGTCGTCTGCATCAGCGATTCTTGATAACTCCATTAAATCTGTTTCTTTTATGAGCATTGATTCTCTGAACAGTGGCATTTGCTCTTTTGTCATCTGTGCAGAACCTCTTGCTCTAATTGTTGGGATTGCATCAAATGCAGATGGCTTCAATGTAACTCCAAGGTTCTTAAAGCCTTTAAACCACTTTAAATCAATACCCATTTTCTTTTTATCTGGGAAATAAGCTTCTCCCAAAAACGCCTGATTTTCGCTTCCATTAGCTCCAATGTATGCGGCAATCGCTGGAGCATTATATACGTCTGCTATAAACATTATTCATCTTCCTTTCTGTCAAAATTATGCCAATGTTCCAATTACATTTGGATTTTCAAAAGTAATTGAGCATCCTGCATTTATAAGTGCATTAACTAATGCTGCATCATATGTAAGACCGCTGTTGGATTGTGCTTTAGTAACATTAACATAAGCATTACCCTTAATAACTGCACCTGTCGGATAATCTTCTGTAACATCTACAAGTAAAATACCGACAGCACCTGTCCATGGTGTTGCTGTGATAGGTGCCCCACTTCCATTGATAGGCGTACCTGCCTTAATTACCTTTCTTCCATCTGCTGTTGTTGCTGAAACTCCAGTAAAATTTAAAGTCATAGGTACTGCATCATATGTTGGTCTGTTTAAAATATCTACATTGCCACCAAATGCAATTTCTTTTACAAGCATATCTCCTCTTGCCATTTTAATTACCTCCTATAATTGTCTAAAATAGTTCTATTTGCTACACCAGCACGCTTTGCCGATGCAACAGCTAAATCTCTAGCGGTTGTATTCTCACCACTATTATCATTATGTTGACCGTTTGGATTTGAAGATGCCGCAGCAATTTCCTGTTCCTTAGCGAGTGCCGCTGCACTTTCCTTTTCCGTCATAATCTGACCGAGTTTGACCATATCAAAGGAACCATCATCTTTGACGATTTCTTTTGCCTGTTCAGCGGTAATCTTAAAGTTGGAAACTGCATCAGAACGCTGATTTGCGATAAACTGAGCTTTTTCAAGTTCTGCAATTTTCTGATTAGCTGTTTCGAGGGCTTTATTAGCTTTTTCTATTTCTGTTAAATTACCTTGTTCAACTTCGTCTAATTTTCTTTGGAGTTCTTCGTTTTGGTTCGAAAGATTTTTAAGTTTTTCAACTTCATCTTTTAATTCACCAGTTTTCTTCTTTTCTTTTTGAACTTCCGAATTATGCTGATTAAGCATTCTTGTAATCTGCTCGTCTGTCGCATCTGGAAATAACTTAACTACATCTTCTCTTGTCATAATCTGCTTCCTTTCTTCCACTACGCTTTGATTACGCAGTTTGCTCTGCATGTGGGTACTATTTAACGCATAGTTGCGAATTTTATGTATGAAAAAAACGACCTATAACCAATTTTTTAATCAGTCATAGTCGCTTTATTCTTTGCTTTTATATTTAATTGTTATTTACAATGCTTTCATATTCGTCTTGTGTAATCCATCTTTTGTCGATTGCGTTCATAACCATTTCTTTTGTCCAAAATCCTTCATCATAGTACTTTTTGACTTTATTATACTTTTTACTCATCTGAAATCCCCTCACTTTCTTCTGGCAAATCAACATCACTCATCATCGCAATGTACTCAATCAATGCATTTTGTTTTGCCACTTGTGAATTGAGATATTCACGCTGAGACTGTTCCGAAACTGTTTCTCTTAACTTTTTTAAAATCATGGCTCACACCTCCACAAGTCAGAATAATATCTATCCATTCTTCTAAGCAATTTATAAGAATTGCCCTCAAGAGCAAATGCTTTCCAACTTTTATAGCATTCATTTGCTTTTTCTTTTGTTATTTTCCCACTTTTACAAAGATTAACAAGTCTAAACAGCTTTTTACGTTCTCTTTTTATAGACTCTGATTTTAGTATCATAATAATCTTCCCTGTTTCTGTAACATTGTAATTAAATCCTAAAAATTCGAATCCGCATTTTAGTTTCTTTATCAGCGTCTTTTTCATATTTAATTCAAAACCGATTTGCTTTAATTTTATCTTGATTTCATTCAAACATTTTTCGAGTACATTTTTATCATCATGAATAAGCAAAAAGTCATCCATATATCTAATATAGTGTCGGATATGTAGCTTTTCTTTTATATAATGATCTATATCATTCAACAAAGAAATGCCGGCGATTGATAGATTGTTAGATTGCCACAAGCGGCGAAAAGCGCCAAGCGGCCGAACCGGAGTTGCCGACATAGCCACTGGAATGCACATACCACCGATGATAAGCACTCGGGCGCCGGGCACTCCGCAGAGGGACAGCCTGCGCTGAAGTGTGGTTCTCAACAGCATACGTTATCATGTTAGGATATGTTCCAAACTGCGCAAGTGGCGAATTCGCTCCACTCTTCTGCTTCCAATAGTCGTGATAGTGCCCTTCACCGCTTATTTCCGGGCTGACGTAAATCTGCTCCAAAGATGGCAGTATTACTTTGTCGTAAGTAATATCTACGTTACCGTCGTCATTGACTGTGTTCGTGTAGGTTGTGACTTTTACCGTCTTGATTGCATTTATAAAATCTTCACTGCAACCGCTTAAGAAACCGGCTTTTGTCGATAATTGATTAGGTCTGATATCCCACTCATCTTGAGCAACCCACCATTCGTTCTTGCTTGCATTTGAATTAAGGTACTGCCTCAATGCCGATGTTTTCCACCTGTTCCATCCATAAGCCATCTCTTGTGTCGAATTTAAGTTGCCGCTTCTCTGATTATGTTTTTGCACGCCAAGGTTTGTCCCAGCGGCTGTAAATGTAGGAACAGCAGTTTCAAGCGTATTCAATCCGTCAGCATCAAAGACGTAGATTCTCCAGTTCGGTTTGGCTTGATCTGGTGCGCCGTAACAACCGGCTATTCTTCCACCAACTGGAACGTCGTTTGTAATCGTGAAGCAAACAACATCACCGGCAGAAACATTATTCCCCCATGCAGTTTCAATCGTAAAGTAGTACGTGCCGGCTGATAATCCTTCCGGGCATCTTAAAAATGCCCTCTCGTGCGAAAACTGCACTCCAAATGGGTGTGCCCAGTGTGCCTGTACCCACATAGCATCTTTTCTAATTGTGCCATTTTCAAGTTCCACATCTTCAAAATGATTTACTTGCATATCGTAATCATATGATGTATTTGTTTCGGTGTCTATCCACTTGAAATCAGAAAACATATCGCCAATAGCGTAAATGTCTTTTGCAAGTCCATTTGTAACTGCCGAATCCACTTCCAACCATGTCGTAGGTCTGTCAGATACTAATATATAATTTTTTAATGCATCCAATTCTTCTGAAATAGATTCTATATTTGATTCAATTCCTAGAACGCTTTCTTCATCAGCTAAACCCAAATCAGATGGAAGCATATTCCCATATAGTTCAACACCATTGATTTGTGGCTTGTTGCTTAATTCATTATAGTTCTTAGTACCTCCGCCACCGCCGCCACCTTCTTCAATTTTTTTATTTAATATTGCATATAGTTCATCTGATTTTAATGCCATTGATTTTCCCTGCCTTTACCCTAAATTTAGAGTTCGTACCATAAGTCTGTAGTTTTTCATATTTGTACACTTTTCCAGTGTCAAGCATAAGGCATGAACTTCCGGTATCTACGTAATGCGGAAGTTTTGAGTAATCTGCTTGTAAACCTTCATAATGCCTTATATTATCTTCATGTGATGTGCATCTAAGACTGCCTAAGTCTGGTACATCTTCGCCTGCCTTATATGTCTGACCATCTTGAGTAATTGTGTAATTATAAGTCATAGTTAATCACCCCTGTACACCATTATTGTTTGTATTAAACTGCTCTAAAAGTTCTTGTGCTTTTTCTTCTTGACCTTCTTTTTCTGCCATTTCTAAAGTTTTCCAGAGATTATCAAGGTATGGTTTTGACAACAAGAATACCTTTTCAGCGTCTCCCCACAATCCAACCGTCTTAATCGCAATGATTGGGTGTATTCCACACTGTAAAAGATATTGCAATGATTGGCACTTGATAACCATATTGTCTGTCGGACTATGATTTATCTGAACATCAAAATCTCTGAATGATATACCTAAATCAGTTCCCGATAATCTCAATATATTGATTATAATTTTGGCTATCCTTTTCTCACACGCTTTTATTAAAGGGTCTTTTAATTTTGCTCTTGTTTTTGAAAAATCCCATCCGTTACGAAGCTCTACAGCACCTTGCGTATCTCCTCCCGTATTCCCTTGCTTATTTGGAATCGCAAGAATAGATAACGCATTATCCCATAAATCATCTTTAGCAATTTGGGTTTCCGACTGATTTAATTCTTGCGTCAGCACTTCGACATCAGCCTTGTTTTCTGCTCCATTATTCGATTTAACGACTAATGCTCCCATCATCTTCATTTTTGCAAATTGTTCTTCGTCAACATCACAATTCACAAACTTAATCCATGATTGAACGAATTGTTCCACCGCATCAATACGATTTGACTGGTAAGTATTTATAGAATCTAAAATGTCAGAAACTAATTCTATATCGGATATTCTTTCCCAGTTATTTGGATATTCAACTATTGGAATATCTCCGAATGCATGAAGTCTATAGTCTACAACTTTGCTATCCTGTATTTTGAACTGCATATTATTTGAAAAGCATAGCTTATAACTGTTTCCGTCATCATCTTTTAGCATTTGTACGGACAGCATAGGTTCTTCCGTTGTCTTTGAATAAATGATAAATGTGTCTAATGGGCTTGGAACAACAATTCTGAATGGCACATCAGCATTGTTCGCTATCTGAACTGCCTTAAATGATGTTCCTACAGCCGATTGCCATTCGCCACTCTTTATATCCTTTGCCTGCTTATCAGCATCTACCATGTAATCATTTAATTCATCAACCGAATTGTTAATTCTATCATCATCTTTTCGACTTATGTATTGGATAGGCTCGCCATATGTTTGCCCTGTTTTAAACTGTACAATTTCATATGCGTGATTCTCAACTACCCTGTTCACAATATCGTCTCTTGACGCCTTTTCCTTAGTTCTGTACCTTATAGGTTGGTCTCCTTTGTAATAATTCCAGAGATATAAGATTGCTTTTCTGTTAAAATAAAAAGTCGATAAAGCGTCTCCAACAACTTTAACAACATTATCAACTGTTATTTTCTCAACATCTGTATATGAGACTTTTCTACCAAACCTACCATTTACAACATTTTGAAAAGGCATTTTATTTAACTGAACCATATTTTTACATCACCAACCAAACGTTAGCCCACTTGAACAATCTCTACTTGGAAGTGGCTTTATTTCTGTTATGTTTGTGCCAACACGATAAATAACTCGTTTTTGGCATCTCCTACATCTCATAATTAAGTCTATGCTTGACCTGCCGTCATACTTTCCAACCTCATCACCGCATGACGGACAATGTATTATTTTTGCTTCTGCCATAATTTTACTATCCTTTTCTACAACTTAAAAAGCACCGCCAATGTGACGATGCTTTTTAATATTAAGGGTTGAGTCAATGAAATACTTTTATGTATTATTTCAATTATAATATTAACATAAATAAAATAGGACATTCAAGGTCAATTTAGGACATTATGGGACAACTTTCTGATTGTTTTAAGTATTCATTGCCGTACTTTTCTTCAAATGCTTGCAATGCTTGTTTGTACAATCTTGTTGTGTTTCGGTAAGAGTTGTTAATCTCTATTGATATTTCTTCAAAAGAATATTGTTTCCCCTGCTTATTTTGTTTTATGTGTCTTAAAAACAGAACTTCATAAAATGCTTCTTTGTCAATGCCCTCTATTTGGCTAATTATTTGATTTTTTATATCAATGTAATTATCTATAATTTTTTCAATGTTTCTTTCCATTTCGTCAATTTTAACGCATACATCTCCAACCTTATCATAAGCTGTAGAACTTTGAACTTTTTCGCCACTGGATATTGCAGATATTCCATAAGCTAATTCTCTTAATTGCGACAACTCTATCATCTTATTGTCAATAGTTCTATTTAATCTGCTTATCTGGTTCAGATATTCTTTTGTGGAATCAAATTTTTTAGTAGTAATATCCATTATATCCATATCCTCCTGTCCTAAATGGGTTCTTTACTGCTTCAGCTTTTGCGGTTCTTTGTGGCTTTGTTATAAATAAACAGAAATTTGCTAGTCCGTCCGGCACATCGTCATGTTCATTTTTACCTACAACAGAATACGTCATTAGCCAACTCATCATAATTCCGTAATCGTCTTTTGGTTTATAATTTTCCCTATCCTTGAATAAAACATGTTTTTTAACCCAATCTGAATTAACAATGATTCTTGTTTCTTTGTTCGTCTCTGTAGGTTTGTCAGTAATATTACATCTTCCGCCCTTTTCCTCTACAAGCTTATTGACCTCATAAGAAACTCTATCTCCACCCGAGTTGCTTTCAAATTCACATTGTTGCATATTATGTTCCACAATGATATTTGATAATCTTTCGTATTGTATTCCATAATCCGTATTGTCATCGCATATACAATCTGCAAGGTAAAAATCATCATCATATTGATACATACATGGCAAGAACATAAAGTCTGTACCTTTATTCTTTACATCACATATTCCAAGAATTGCGTCAGGCTCTCGCATAGGCATTGACAAAAATCTCCGAATATCATCTTCATGATACAAAAGTCCTTCACGCTCAATCGGTTCATTTTTATATAAGCATTTATATGAAATTTCGTCCATTGTAAGTTCTTGGTCATGGAAAAACTCAACAGACATTCCGTTGTATTTATAATCAAAATTACTTTGTCCTGTTATCGGGTCAATATCGGGAACAGCTATAAACCTTGCTCTTTTATTACCCTCATATATTAGTTTTAATCTGCCTATAACATCATGAACGCTCCATCTAGTTGCTATGTGTATCTCTTTTACCTGTTCATTCAATTTTCTTTGTCTTGCATCAGTTCCGTATATTCTCCATAATTTATCAAGAGTTCTTTTATTTAAAGCTTCTTCGATACCACCTATCAAATCATCACAATATAAATAACGGTTACATCTAACTTTACCAGCATTCTTACTTCCTACAGAGGTGCATTGAATATTGGCATATGATTTTTGTTTATCAAAATTTATTCGTTGTCTTTTTGCGTCCGTGCTATGTAATTTTACATTCGGGAAAATTTCCGCCCAAGTGTATTCCTCGTTATTTGTTGTAATATCAAGAACTCCATCATAAAACATTCTTGTGATGTCATCGGAATGTGAAAAAAACAAACTGTAATCCTTTGGATGTCTGCCGATAATCCATGAACAAAAAAATTTTTCCAGTGTTGTGTTATGGGTAATAATATAATTGTCAGTTATATACAAGTGGCTTTCGTCATTAATATAAATACATTTACAATCTTCTTCTCCAATATATTTAATGTCGGTTATAAATCGCTTAATACGCTTTCGTTTTGGCTTGTATATTCCCTTTTTCTCGTTAGATTAAAAATTGAATCATTATTAGATGAAAACTGTATTAACAATTCGTAGTAATCATTACATTGTATATAATTCCCATCTTTCTTATATCCTGCCTTGCGTTTATTTACACTTACATAACCACCTAAAGAATGGACAAGTTCACACACATCATCCGCTAACCGTTTTGATATTGTTGCATATGAACAATAGCTTCTGCTTGCGCTTCCATCTGTGTCCATTAACCCTCTTAACAACCACAATCTTTGGTCGTAACTTGAATACATATAATCTTTAGGTATAAATTTGTAAAGACTTGTTTTGTTATATAACCCATATCTCTTTAACTCTTTGGTTATTAAACTTCCCTGTTTTGCATTATTTCCTTCGTGTCCATTTATTCGATAGTCATATCTATCTTTATGTTTCATTTGATATCCACATGGTAGTAATTCGTTCAGCTTATCTATAATTTCACCATCTTTTGTGGTTATGATTACTCCACCTTGTGTCAATCCACCATCGCCTAGAATAACGCCCATTACATATGGGTGAATTAAAAAGTCTTTTTGTGGAAATTCTATTTTTGACACATAATCTATTGAGTAATTGCATCTTTTCCCATTTTCGACCTTGTAATTCTTCAACATTTCAGATAATTCAATAGTTCTATACTTCTCGCTACCATCTTTATTCTTCCGTTTCCTATCATCTCTTGTTTGAACTGTCCATAAATGATTATCAGAACATCTTACTTCTGAACCATCATCCAACGTCAATTCATAAATCGGTCTCTTTTTAATTGCCGACACACTTAATACATCTACAACATTCCCTGTTGCTGACACTACCTTTGTTCCGACATCGACTTCACGCATTTCGATAAAGCCATCAGGGGTTAATACTTTTGAATATAAGGGTTGACATTTCTGTGTTCCAGGTGGCATTGAAATAGATAAGATATCAATTTTATCATCTTCCAAGTCTTGCATAGCTTGAATAAGACCGTGTTTATTCAATTGCTTTATTTTAGGGGAATAAAATCTTTCGCTTTCTTCTCTGTTTTTCTCCAAATACAAAAGATAACTGTGAAATAGATATGGGGCTTCTGATTTTAAAATCTCATAATATTTATCTAAAATTCCATAAGACACTTTGTTTTTATTACAGTAACTATCTAAATCCCAAATATCGCCGTTAGTTTGTGTATTAACAAGTTTTTCAATTATTTCTTTCGCTCTTGCCGATACCTTTAATCCATATTGAATATCATTTTCCTGTGCAAGTGCTATATATGAAGCGTCAGCATAAGCGTTTATAACCTCTTCCGTTATTCCATATTTTGATATGTAATCTTCATAACTTTGGATTGTTTTTTGCAATTCAAGATTTGCCATAAAAAGAAAAGCACCTCCGCAATTCATGTCAGCAGAGATGCTTAAATACACTCTGCCTATATTTTTTCTAGGTTAGCGACTGAAACCATTTATCAGCCGGTTATGTGTTGATTCTATCACATTTATTCTATTACTTCAATCTCGGAACTGGTTCATTTGACACACCTAAAGGTTTACAACTATCAACGGTATCATGCGATTTCGGTTCCGGTTTGTCTTAATATAATTAATATTCTCTCTCTTTCGAGTAATTATATGCTTTCTTTTGCTTTTTGATATCCATCTCCATCATGCTCTTGCATCGCTTGTCTTTTGATTTCATTTCCCTTTTCAGCATCCTTCCGCATTCCGGACAATAATTAAGCTGATACCCTATGCCCTGATTTCTATAATCAACCGTCCTACATGCTTTTCTCTTACCTCTTCTTTTCGTCCATGTATGCGTAATAAGCGCAACATTGTACGAATGTTTCAACTTATCTTCTTTATCTCTGTTCCTATTTGATTCTCTTGCATACTGTTTTTCATAATTCAAAGATTCACAAAATTTGCACATTATTTTTTCATTTTTAACATCTTTAATCATTTCACTGCACCCCCATCTTCACTAGCTGTGATTAAAAGTAGATTTGCTATGGTTCTTATGCGATTATTGATTTTTCTATCTTCAACGCCTGTATAAACTGGTACTTCTTCTTCGCAGACAAAAATAGTTTCAATTGCGGATAAAACATTTTCAGTTATGTAATTCCTAATACAATTCGCAATCTCTAAATCTGTAATTGGTTCATCGTTTTTATTTTCAAATATTATTTTCATTTCTCATAATCCTCTTTTCAATTTACACCCATAAATATGCAAATCATTTTTTTAATTTTCGATTTTCTCAAATAATTCTTTATTGAACTTTGGTTGAATTTCTGTTATCTGCTTTGCGATTTCTTCACAGCACATTTTTACTTCGGGATTTGCGGTTGACATTTCATTTCGCATTTTGTAAACATGGCTCCATTCCGTCAGATTAATTTTAAAGGTAAAATCGCTTGGAATTGATAGCATATAAAGTCCACGCTTTACGTCTTTATCATCTTTCATGTCTTTTCGAATATATCCATTTACTGTCTTAACATAAACAATTCCGTCTTTCGTTATCTCTTTTGGGGCTTCTATGCCTAAAAATTCAAGTGCAACATCTGTCGGAATTATTTTATCTTGATACCATTCTGACATTTCATAATTGCCAAAATCACTCAATCGTGTGCTACTTCTGACAATTCTGTTGTCAAATCTTTTTGCGTGAGAATCCCAGTCGTCTTGACCGCCTCTATGAAGCCCATTAACAGTAACCGATATGTCAATGTATCTAAGGATAGTAATGTGTTTCCAACCAATTCTTAGCACACTATCAAGCCATCTATCATACTTGCATATATCTTCCAATTCGATAGGTTCATCTTTGTAAAATCTGCCATTTCTATCAATAACTCTTTCGCATGTTGCTCTTACATCATTTTCCTTTTCTCTAGTCCATGACCTTTTAGACATCAGCGTTGATACAATCGCATCTTCAATGCCCGTTATAGAATTTACATAAATTTTCATCGACTTCCTCCATATCTATATCTATTTGTCTGATTTTGTGAACAGTGTATCGGGAAAATCTCCATTTGTTAGCAAGATTCCAAAATATTTTCTTAAGGTTGGTTTACTCACTCCAACCAGTTTTGCAGAATCTGAAATGTTTAACTGCCCTGTTATATACTTTTCGTATGCCTCATAGAACTTTTGTTTATCAATCGTATGAACACCTCTCATAAACCTATTTTCTCCTTTCCACGTATGATTTGTAAATACACCCACAATTGACAAAATCGGCACGATATTCGCTATCACCATTACAACATGCCCAAGTAAATTCATCATGCCATTTACAGTCTTTGCAAGTCGCACATTTTCTTATCTGTTTAACACTTCCAAGTCTGTCTATATAATTTTCCAATTATTCTCATTCCTTTCGTTGGAGCTTGTAGAATGCCTCATAGCGTTTCCAAAATCAATTTTAAGCGTATTTTATTTATTACACGATACTTTTATTGCCTATGATGTTAAAATCGTCTTAAAAAGGCTTTTAGCGTTTTGCATATGCGTTATACAAATCCGTTAAGCCTTGCAATAAAACATTGTATCTTTTGGAAATACAATGTAACTCACATTCTAGCTTGGATATCTTTAAATTCAAATCATCTTTTATTTTCCTACAAGCCTTATAATCATGTTCTGAAAAATCAAGGCTAATTGTATCATGAACAGTATCAACTTCTGTTACTACACCCTCATCTAATAATTTATTCACGAGAGTATTGTATTTTTCTTCTGTACTACTGTCTCCATTGTCTATTAACAAAAGCATTTTTTTTCAACACCTTTCACAAATTTTTTAAAACTGGGCTAGTTGGATTCGAACCAACACATGTAGAATACTTGACATAAACAGGGGTAATGGGAATCGAACCCATGAATGTCGGAGTCAAAATCCGATGTGTTAACCTCTTCACCATACCCCATTATTATATAATTTATCATTCATAACATTAACTATTGTTGTTTTTGAAACATTAAATAGTTCTGCAAGTTTACTGTATGAAATCTTGCCTTTGTTATTTTTGATAAAATTTATATCTTGTTTAGTTAATTTTCTATTATTAAAAAATGGCGTATATTTATGTAATTCTTGTAAGTGATATGTAGTATTTAACTTATTAGTAGTCCACTCTAAGTTATTTAATGAATAATTAGATTTGTCTTCATCTTTATGATGCACTACCTTATAATTATTGGGATTAGGAATAAATGTTTCAGCTAATGCTTTATGTAATCGTATAGTCTTAACTTTACCTCTTTTTCCCATTGGTAATGTTAAAACAACATATCCACTACTATGTACATAATTTTTGTAAACATGATTAGTTTTAGTATTTTTAACTTCACCGTTTTTATTAATAAGAAAATCACTATATACTATTCCATTGTAAATTAAATTTGACCACATAGGTATTACCTCCATGATATTAATTTACAATATTCTGTATTATTTGTCAAGTTTTTTGTGCCTTACCATTTGGCGATAACCCATTAAACGCAGACAGTAGGATTTGAACCTACACACCATCATATGATGATTACTGGAGCCTTAGCAGGGCTCTCCCTTACCATTAGGGTTATATCTGCATGTAAATACTGGCAAGGGGAATCGAACCCCTATTACATCCGTGAAAGGGATGTGTCTTAGCCATTCGACTATGCCAGCTTATAAAAATGTTGCGGCATGGACTCGAACCATGCATTGACAAGTTCAGAGAGGTTCAGGTATTTATTTATCTTTTATTTTCAGACAAACTCCTTTTCCTATTGTCATACCTCGTTTCTAGCGTCTCCCATTCCGCCACGCAACAGACACATTACATGATACAATTTTTTCATTCATTTAGAATAATTGCTGTTTGTATCACTTAATACAGGATGCTTTATGGTTACGGTTTTTAATATACATTAGTTCCTAAATGTTTGCTGTAAAGCATCCCAAAATCGGGTGTGATGGAATCGAACCATCGTCAACAACCAGATTTTCAAAAAAATTATATCGCTGTTAGAATCACAATCATGATTCTGTTTATACGTTATTCTACCACTGAACTAACACCCGATAACCGACTGTAACGGTCATATCAAGTTCAAGATATGGTTTGAATTTCACATACAAATCACAAAAAAAGAAAGATTAAAGGGATGAAAAAATGAAAATTATTGTCCGCCTAAAGTTTAGACGGAAACTGGGATAGTAGGTATCGAACCTACGACGTGCCGATTAACAGTCGGCTGTTCTACCACTGAACTATATCCCATTATCTGACTTACCAGCTGATTAAATCATACATGGCATTAAACTCTTCAACGGTGTATGGATAATATTTTCCATCACTTTCATGGACTAGGTATTCACCTTTCCTTAAAATTTTATTGTCATTGGTAATGGTTTCTTTGAATAATATAGCATTACATTCTTTGATTCTATTTATAGTATCTTCGGTAAATTCAAATTCGTTGGATAGAAATGCTATTAACTCGCTTAGATTATCATTTTCCCATTGTATCGCCTGTAACTCTTCGCTTGGTTTTCTTCTGACAATCACATTTACCCCTCCTCGGCATTGAAAAGCCCTTTTTATTTTTGTCGGAGTTTTTGGGACTTAGTAAGGTCAACAGGAACTTCCAAATAACCCCCTCCCCCCTAGCTGCATTCTCAACTATTCGCTAAACAATAGTTTTGCGAATAGTTAGGTGTCTATATCTTGTGTCAAGTCTTTTTTTAACACAACATCTTGTGGTTTGCTATTTTCGGCATCGTTCCCCTTAAATTCGATTTGTGCATTTTGTACATTTTCTGGGAATAATTTCGGTAAATCTGCCACTGACAAACTTTTCGTTGCATCTGTGCTCTGTCTGACGCCTGGCATGTTCCATGTGTGGTATCTGTTCAATTTTGGAAGGTATTTCATTGGGTTGTTTCTTCGGTCTTTCATCAACGCAAATAAGGATTCTTCGTTGTCATCTTGGATTTTTTGGTGCAAATCGAAACTTTTTGTACTTGCCTGCCAGTTGTAAATCGTCTGTTTATCAATCCCGATCATATCACAAAACGCTTTTAGATATACTTCTTGACAATGAGTATTACATAATCTTTTATATATATTATCATAAACATATAGAACTTTACTTTTATCATACTCATTATATCTATTAGTATTAGTCTTTAACAAGTAATTAAAAGGCTTAAATAATTTAATATATAGCTCACTAATTATATCATTCCAAACAGTAGGATATATATCTTTTTCATTAATATCATGGTCGATACAATATTGAGTAACAATGTCTTGTGCAACTATTGCCATTGTTTCGACACTGTCAATCGCTTGTATATCATCACTGCTGCTATTGCTCATGTGTTTACCTCCTTTCCGGGAAAAAAATAAATTAATAAAGACGTGAAGTATATAACTATAATTGATTATCTTTAATGTACCAGAATAAAGATAATCATAAATATAAATATATAATCACATCTTAAGTATAGCTATCTATATCGTTCGTTAAAAATCGCTTATCTAGAATTCAAGATAACATAGTTTAAATTAATAGTCAATACCTGAACAAAGTTTTTGTTTAGAAAACAATTTAATATAATTATAACTATAACTATATCTATATATCTATTATATATAATATTAATTAATATACTGCTTATATGTATATATATTTCTCTTTAATATACTGTGTATAATTAATTAATAAATTATATACGTATATTCTGAATATACAGTAAATTATTCTACTGTATATTCTTATCAATACTTAAATTTAAGTACTAAAAACCCGATAGGGTTAATATATATCTTCTTTTGTACCTTTCTTCTTTATTTACTTTCTTTTA